CGCTGACCCTCCCTATTACCAATGTCATGCCTCGCCGTAAATCCCGATCTGCAACTCGCAAGAGAGTCGTCCGAACACTCACTGCAACAACTACTGCTACAACTGGTAGACGTCGTAGACGCAATCGTGCAAAGCCAGCACGCCCACGTACGCAAGTTTCAAATTTGCTACGGGCGTACTCGGCGACGATCTGCGACCCGTTTACGTACCCGCCCGTCAAACTTGGGTGGGGGGCGTTTGCGCAAACTCAGTTTGCGACTGCGAACTTACGTGTCCAGATAAATTCGCATGCTGATGGCTCTTGGGCCGTTGCACTACATCCCTGCGTCGGTACTGCCGCTGGCGCTAATTCCGGTCCTATATTTAACTGCACTGGTGCAGGTAGTAATGCATGGACGCATATGGATTTCACCAATTTCAACTATATCGGAACCATTGCTTCCGAAGCCCGTGTTGTTTCTGGTGGAATCAAAGTTATGCCTCTTGTTGCATTGACTGCTACTCCAGGTGTGGTTTATGCAGGCAACTTTCCTGGTATGACTCGTAATGCTATGGTTGCGATGACTCCCAACATGATCGCAGCCTCTCCTTTGTGTCAGCAAGGGTATGGGCCTCAAGGTGGTCTTGCTCTAATGCTTCCTGAATCCACCCAGTCCTATGAATTTCGTTCAGAAATCATCACTGGTGTGGGGGGGGCTGTGGACCAACCTATGTCCTGTCCTATGATTTGTGGTATCGGCTTTCCACCTAACACCAATGTCATCGTTCAATACACACTTAATCTTGAAATCCTTCCACAATACAATGCCGTAACCTCAAACTTTACCCCGTCCCTTGTTGAAACATCCCCTTCCCTCGCATCCCTTGGAGTCTCGCCCGACGCTGCTATTAGGTACATCCGTAGCACCCTAGGCGCCGCTACGCGAGTCTTTCAAGGTGCAGCTGTTGCTTCTTTACAGGCTGCAACGGGTATTGCCCACTCCGTTGCGAATGCTAGCTCTGCTGCCGCGAATGCTCTTTCAGGCACTGCTACCAGCAGTGCCGCTAACGAACTCGATGAGTTGGAGTTCGCTAATGAATTGCGCCATTCGCGGTATAATGCTGCTCATCCGCCTGGTGTGCTTGCCCCCTAAAAACCCATTAACGAAGTGTATGATTCTCCGCTCATACATGGATTGGACAAGGAGAAACAACCCCAAAAGTTTTATGAAATGGCTTCCTCATCATCTTCTGTCTCCGCTGCTAAACCTCAAACGTCAACTCGCGCTCAGAACGCTGTGATGTCGCTTGAGGAAATGCAAAAAGAGTTTGCTGCAAAGCAATCGATGGTGAAGATTCTGAGTACTACTGCGACGGTTGTCCCCAGTCTCCCTCTGCGAAAATACCCGTTCTTTCAACCCAAGGAGTCGGATATGTCTGCGAAAGAAGCATTTGATGCTCTTATTGCGGCTCGTAGAGGTGGAGCGCCCCTTGTGACGGCGTCCGCGTCACTAGCTCTTCCTTTTTCCCGAAAGCAAACTTTCACTTTTTCCCAAGCCAATATTCTGCATAAAGCGGATTTGAATATGTATCGTCGGTGCTTGAACTTTGGTGGTCCAGTGTCTATGGCCGCTTTGGTTACTGAGAAGATGGTTCGGAGTAACGGAACTCGCCGTGCCGTCGTGACTCGAATTATTGATCGACTCACGCCTGGTACGGAGAAGAAGATATTTCGGCCGGCTATCAGTGCCGTCAACAAGATTTTCTTTATTGATTATCAGTATATTGTTGACCATGACGACGGTAAGGATGCTGCTCCGTTGATTGCTGGCGACATCACTAGCGGGTGCTATGTGATGAAGCGTCTCAATCCCAATGCAGATGCTGGTTTTCCCTATGCGTTTGAGTGTAGTGGAAAAGTTGTGATGTCAAAAGTGAATGGTAAAACACAATTGCGTCCAGTTTGGTGGGACACGACCACTGCTGACACTGCAAAGCGAAAAGATGTTGCTTTGTCACCGGATGTTACTCTGGTGGCGGAGCACGCTTTAGGAGTTGCTCGCAAGTTAATGAAGGATATTTGCGATCAAGATCCTAATGAATTTTCCAATGCACTTGCCAGTTATCGTGCGATGGTTCCCGAACTGTTCACTGCAATGTTGAAACGAAAGGATGAAAAGATGGAAAGAGAAGAGTTTTACACAAAAGTGCGTCCTTACTATGTGTACCCGCTACCTACGCGTTTGCTAATGGCATTTGCAATGGCTCCAGTTGAGTATGGTATTGTCAACTATCAGAGCAACTTTCAGTCAGCTTGTGCCTACCATTTCAGTCCATTTTATCAATCATCTCAGAGGCATCTCAAATGGTTGAAAAGTAAGATTGATGCGAAGGTTTCATTTGCCGGTCTCTTTTATGGAGATGATCAGAAGTGGTTTCTGTTCTTTCCAGATGGATTTGCGGTATTTGCACCCGACGTGAAATCTATGGACATGTCAACAAATAATGCGTGTGTTAAATACATGGTTGAGTGGTTAATGACTCAATTTAAGGACAAAATTCCGGATGCGCAACTAAATGCGATGGTGTTGACAGTGCTCCTGTCGTTCGACATTAGTGTTCACATTGGTGGGCCCTATGTCGTTCGTAAGGTTCACGGTAATGGTTCTGGTACTCCTGGAACTACTGCCATCAACAATTTCAATTCAGCTCATATGCAAGTTGACTGCGAGAGAGTTTGTAATGAAATGCGTAATGAAGAACGCAATCGCACGGTGAAGCGTGTTGACCAGGTATTGAACACCTTGATCAACAACATTACCAAGAAGTGGAGTTACCAGTTTAAGGATGTTTCATTTTCTACTGATGGAACATACACTGGTAAGGTTCCTATCCACGTCTACAAAGACTACGACGACTACGTCGCTCGTGGTGATATGTCCCCCTTTCTTGGGCAGGTGCTGGTGCCCCGTCCCCATGGCATGTTCTTTCTCCCCACAGACATTTCGAGTCTGGTTGCTGGTTTGATATTGCCTGGTTGTCACGGGAATCCAGAGTCTAATGCCCTCGAGCGAATTCTCGG